TTGTCCATTCTGTATTTAGTTTCCGGCTCTTTGTTTTCCTGCTTTACAGTTTCCACAGGCTCCACTACAGCCGGTTCAGTACGTCTTGTAGGCATTTATGTTGTACCTCCTGTTCTTTCCGAAGCTCCTCAGTAGCCTTGTACCATGCCTGATACGTTGCATCTGTTCCAAAAAGCCCGGATATATTGATTTTATTTACTGTGCCACCGGTTTCCCGATTCAAAGAATAGTAATGTTTTATGGCGCAGGTCATTTTCACTATTCCTGTATCAACAGGTGATGTGGACGGATCCGTAAGGCGAATATATTTATCGTCCAACGTGCCGTCCTTTTTCATCAGATTTACCTTGCATTCATCCATCATGAGGCTGTCACGCACTGTAGCCGCATCGGCATACGCCTGCCAGTCTGTGGCTTCCATAAACCATGTATCCAGATACAATGTCGTAAGGTATGTGCTGAACGTTACCTTTTTGGTATCTGTTCTCGGAACCGGAAAATACAAAGATGGAACAGCAAAGGTTTCCGGCAGATCATCAAAATACAGCGCGGCGTTGTTATCCGCTTTGTTCTGGATATACCGGACTACAGAAGCAAAGCTCTGTTCAAGCTCTATTGTGATTTCTGATTCCATTGCTCACCTCTTATGAAAAATATCGGTTGAAAAATTGCTCGAACGCTGACTGTGCCATTTCCGGGAACATACGCTCAAGCACTTCTGCAGATTTATCAAAGAAATGGGAGCCTCGAACCGCTGATGCTTTCAGTACCATTCCGGTCTTTGCACCGGGAATATACCTGAAATGCGAACCTTCCCATATGCCCGGGATAAACCGGCCCGGTTGCTGTCCATGGCCTTTGTTCACCCATTTTGCGTAATAGACATCTGTTCCTATCGTCAGCGTCAATGCTCCCATATCCAATTGGAAAATATTACCGGCTCCGCCTTTCGTAAATGACCCCAACAGTGTACCCTTATCAACATTGTGAGCGCCCTGTATCTGTGCCTGCACAATATCAAGAAATTCCTCGCCGATCTCTTCCAGCGTTTTTCCTGCATACGGTTTCAAATCTGCCTGCATTGCTTCACACTTTCTGGCAAATGCTTCCAGCTCGCTAACATCAATCATAATGCCGTTTTAATTCCTCCTTCCCGGTACAGCTCCACGATAATGTGGTGGTTTCCATGCACCGCACGGGGGATTCCGGCACGATATTTCAATCCGTTGTCACAGTCCTCCACCGTATCATTTTTGCGAATGTCTACGCCTGCTGGCAGGGATAACTTAATTTCTCCGTCAGCAGAGCTGAAGGGTTTATTTTGAACTATGCGAACCGTATCTCCGACCTTTGTATGGAAATGGCATTGCTGCTCTATAATTGCCGCTGTGCTTCCAGTCTTTTTGACGGTTCTTTCTTTGATTCCGTATCCAACGTCCACAGTGCCATCTTCAAGATGGTAAATATTGCACCTGTGATTCATAAATTCTTCAAACACAGAACCCCTCCTCTCATAAAGCTCTCATCCGCATTACTGTCTTTCCGCGCCCTTTCGCAAGGACATATTCTGCCAGCAGATCATCTATATCCAATCCCTCAATATCCACCGTTCCAGATTCCACAGAATAGGAATAATCATCGAAAGTCTCACTCCTTATCTGCTTCTTTGTAGCTTCAATCGAATTTTTGGCATATGCCTCTGCCAGCAGGATCACTGCCATCTTTACCGGTTCTGGTATTTCCGGGTATTCTTCTCCGAAAGAATTATTCGTTTTGGCAATTACCTTTAACTCTGCCCGGGATATATCAAAGACCAGCTTTTCAACCGGTCTTTTTAATACGTCCTCATGGCTTGTGTACTGAATAACTTCCTCAGGAGTAACCCAAGGGCGGGCAGCCATTACTCACCCCGAAGCAGCGCTCTTGCTTCATCAGCTTTCTTCTGCTCGGAAGAAATATGCTGCACAAGGTCAGCTTTCTTGCTTAACCCAGCTGTATCAATACCTCTGGCACTGGCATATTCTTTCAGCTCCGCAACGGTTTTGGAATTTAATTCCTTCGTCAGGACATCATCTTCCGCAGTGTCGGTTCCGGCTTCCACTACAGGTTCCGATTCCTCGTCTTCCGGCGGAGTAAACAGATCTGCTGGAAATTCATTTTCCAATGCTGCGCTCAGTGCCGCAGTGTCGGTTCCGGTTTCACCAAGGATTTTAAAAAAGCCGGTGTTTTCGTAGTGTTTGGCAACGTCCATATCATCTACTAAAACTTCCGGCTTTTCCTTTGTTACAAATATTCGGCTGTCTCTATAGGACATGCCATGAATCAATCCGATTTTTACCATAGCAGTTCCCTCCTGCTTACCGCTTCAGAAGTAAGATGCCTGTCGCATCCTTTTCCTCGATGATCGGGTCGTAATCCAGATGTGCCACATAGAAACGCTTGTCCATCATGATAGATTCCTTATCAGTGTTGGTACTGCGGATCTTTACGGTATAGCTGTTTACTACGATCAGGTTCTTTGGATCAGTAAGAAGAATCACATCGTCACTCATGCTCGGGCATTCAACAGTCGGGATTTTTACCGGTGCTGTGTACATGTTATCCGGCACTGCGCCGCCATGATGTGCGACCAGATTCAGCAGAAACAGTTCCCACTGCTGTGCTCTTCTCGGTGACATAAGCCAGCGGAGTTTTCCGTTGTTGTACTTATTCGGGATAGACGCAACCATCTGATAAAACATATCCAAGCTCATTTCAGCCTCAGAAGATTTATCAAGGATATGGCCGCCCTCTTTGATCTGTTTGATCCATCCGTCATTGACCTTTAAGAAATCAACATCTGCTGCATCTCCGATCTCTGTAGTGTCTGTCCCAGCCCATGTACCAGCAGAATGTGCCTTGTCGAAGATATAAAGTTTCTTGTTATGCGTAACGGTATCGCCAGCAGCATATGTTTTTGATTCGCTGAACTCTGCCGCTTTGGACACATCTTCATTACCATTCAGGTACAGATCTTCCATATCAACACCAAGCTGCGCGGTCATAAGGTCTGTAATAACCTTATTCATGTTCTCTCCCTCGATGTTCTGACGGAGCGTTTCTTCCGTAACTTCCCAAGGAAGTCTAACCGGTGTGGTAGAGAAGCTAATCTGGCTTGTTGCTACGGAAGCTCTGTAGCCATCGTCAGTGTTCTCTTTCTTTTCTCTCAGAAGTCTCGGAGCGATACCAATTTTATCAATCTCGCCTCTGCGCTCCGCACGCATTTCATGTCTTACCAGCGGTGCAAGGTTTGTCGCCTCAAAAGTCTGCTGGATGAACTGCCTTGCCTGATACGGCTGTAAGAGACCGCCGCCGCTCAGGGAGCCGGTGCTAATGGCAGTGCCAGCAGCTCTCATAAGAAGTTCTCTATTTGTCGGCATAATATTTTCCTCCTTGTTTTTGATTAAAAGAAAACTCCGTCCATAAAGTGGCTCTGCGGCGCACTCTTCTGAACGGAGTTGTCAGTATTGTTTAAGTTGCTCGGAAGACCAGCACTTTTCAAAACCGGATCCAATGCTTTTGCAACGGCAGCATTGATGTATTCCTCCGCTTTTTCAAGTGTCATGGGTTCCTGCGGCGGATTTACCGCTTTCTGGATAGCTGCATTTACCATCTGTTCAATGGTTTCCGCTGTAATAGGCTGTCCTGCGCCCTCACAGCCGCCAGCATCCTTCTGAACGCCAGTATTAGTATTTGCTGCACCCTCTGCTGCCGGAGCCGGATTTGCAGCGTTCTGGTTCGTTCCCATTGCTTTCTGAACTGCACCAGCAACAATAGTTTCTAATTCGGCTTTGGTAATCTCCACTTCCATTTCCTCCTGTTCCTCTGATTTTTCAATGAATGTCCCGATATTCTGGTAGATACTTTTCAGAACATTCAGGTTTTCTTTTCCTGCATCTGCTGCCTTTTCAACGGAAGCTGCATTCAAGGCTTTCACTACCGGTTCATTGCCGGTGAGAAGCTGCGTGACGATCTGGTTGAAATCGTCCAATGCGCCGCGAATCACATCCTCGTCTGTCTGGATTTCCCAGCGTCCGGTTTCCGGATTGTAGGCATCCAGCAGATAATCAGACAGTGCATAATAGGCATTCCAGAAATTATCATGGATACTGGTTCTTTTATAGTTCTCCATGACTGCGCCCTTTTTCACCGGCTTCGGTGTGGTAAATGCCTTTGCCATTTTCTGGAAGATATTCAGCCCGGTTTTTGCAACCGGCTCGTCGCAGGAAATATCATCATCAACATTGCTGTAAACGCCTGTTCCGCCCATGCTGAACCCGGTAATTTCTCCCTTTTCGATAGCTTCATAGATGCCGGGGTCGGATACTTCAACAGTCATAAGCCATGATCCCTCTTTCACATCCTGCCCGTTGATCTGGCAGTCGCATTTTGCAATCCAGTTCTCAACCACAGCCGCACTTTCCATCTTCTCGAAGTTGTGCTGAAGATCAATGCTGTTCGCATTTTTGGCAAACCAACGCTGCGCTTTTTCGATCTCTTCTGCTGTCATATAATTGCCCTGTGTATCCTCTTCCATCGGCTCATATACGATACCAGTCACATAATGTGCTTCACTGTCGGCTTTCAGGATTCTTCCATAGGTCTGAAAGATTGCGCTGCCATCCTGCGATTTTGTCAGCAGGAACTGCCGCTGATTCGCAGCTTTGTCAACCAATGATACGAATATCGGCTTGACATCGGTCATGGCATACGCTTTCGCTACTTTGTTCCGCATTTCTGCTTTGCTCCTTTCTTTAGATTTTCAATATGGGGCATAAAAAACAGCACGGTGCTCTTGTCCCATGCTGTGTGTCGCTTTTTTTCATTCAAATTTCTCCATTTCTCCAAGCCTCATAGTAGGCATTGTACATATTCCAAGTAATACTCGGGTCGTCCCTCATTTCCTCGATTCCATGTTCCTCATTGAATTTCTGTTCAAAGGCATCATACTCCGCATTAACCTCGCTCATATATTTCTCTCGCAAGGAAACACGTTCGTCCAACGACATTCCAAGAATTTCCTGATCCACAATATCCTTTGTGATACAATGGCAGTTTATGCTTTCTTCCGCTGGAAGTGACGTATCTCTGGGACACATAGGATAATAAGTGCCGCCGTTCTTTCCGGTAAGTGTGAACGGTTCTCTTTTGAAAACCTGCTGCCCACTTATGGCTACATGGTTTTCTCTCGGATGCGCCGCGCCGGTATGTACCCACTCTTTTTTGTAGCAGGACGGGTTCTGTATCCGGGCTTCCTGATGCGCATACTCCTCAACACGAAGAACTTCCGTTACCGCAACCCTGCGGCTTCGGTAACCACATTCGCGGATTCCGCTGTCAGCTATAGCTTGTGCCACTTCATCAATGGTCTGCTTTTGTTCCTGTGCGTCCAGCAGGATCTTTTCAATTCCATCTTTCGTGTTCAGGTGCATGAGATTGGCAAGCTGTTGGCTCCACCCTTTGATAAACGCCTCCGCTGGTTTTGTGATTCCATCGTCAATCGCTTCCCCAAGTTCCGGGTCTGCTGATATGATCCACTGTTTTGTAAATCTGTGAAGCAGTTCGTCGAATTGCGGATAAAACAAATCATGCAGAGCTTTTTCCATTTCATCTGAGTTGCTGATTTCGGGCCATACAGTTTCAACGAAATCATCTACGCCGGATGCGCTCTGCAATCTTGCCAGCACTTCATCCACATTATTTTCCACTGCTGCTGTCACACCGTCCTCAATGGTTTCCATATGAGCTACCGCTACACCAGTCTCTACATACCCCTCTTCATTGAGCCGGTCTTCCAGATCATCATCTGCCTTTGCAATGTACCGTTCAATCGCTTCCAGCAGGGGATCCACATTCAGTTTCATGCTCCTTGCCCTCCTGTCTTACGATCACACAGCCTTCCGGCAGATCAATGTCCATATCAGTTACAGGAATGTTCACACTGAGCACCGGTATCTCCCCGGGTTCCTGCTTGAGCTGATAGCCACTGGCATACATTCCAAGGTCAATGCCATTTACAACGATGTGAGTCATATATTTGTTTTTCTTATCGCTGGTTTTGATACTGATTTTCATTGCTTGCCCTCCTGCTCTTTGATCTCTTTCAACAGCTTCTGGACGGATTTCATTACGGAAACCACTTCATCCGGTGTATTATTGCTCTGAGCTTTCTGAATCTGCTGCGTAAGCTGCGCTGCGATACCGTTCACATCAGCAACGGAAGAATTCCGCTCAGCGTATATCTT